TTTTCAGAACCTTCCGCCACTGTTTAGTAAGGTACTGAATGAGTTCCCAGAGGGAAAAGCAGGGGAGCTGACGCGGGAAGCGGTGACAAAGGCCGGAGCAACGAAGCCAGTGTATCGGACTACCACATCACAGGGAGTTGAGGGGAAAAGTACAGCTAACTTTGAGGAACTGCACTCGCTGTATAAACAAGCAAATAAAGACTGGGCAGATGCTATAATGGCTGGCGACAGTACCAAAGCCCACTATATGGATATGATAAAACAGCAGCTTCAAGCGAAAGTCTCTAAGTATAGTGACCCGAAGTATGGTCAATTTGCAGATAAGTTCAAAGAGTTCAACTCCAACTATGCTAAGTATGCTCAAGTTTTCAACGAGGGTGCTGGTGGAGCGCTGCGGAAGCGTACTCGGAATGGACTGTCAACGGACAGCGAAGATATAGTGAAAGGTTTCCTGCAGACTGCTGACAAGAAGAAAGGTATTCAGGATTTTTTCAATATCTATGGGACTGATGAGAAGGCTGTAGGATTGCTGGAAGAAGGGATTTTGGACAGTTTCTCTAAGCAAGCTATGCGTACTGGGGAGTTTAACCCGAAAGCGGCTCAGGCATGGATGCACAAACATGGAACTGCTATGGGAGAGTTGCCGGAAATGAAAGCTGCTTTGATGAATACTACGGAAGTCAGCGGAATGCTGGTCAATAGGAGATTACAGGCAGTGAAGCAGCGGCAAGTGTTGGATAGGACAGAGATTGCGAAGATTTCCAAGAGTGCACAACCGGATAAAGTTATTGAGGATGCACTGAGAAATCCGAATAAGATGAAGGGACTGGTGGTTGGGGCTATTACAGAGGATGGGAAGAAAGCTGTTTCTCGGGGACTGGTGGATGCAATTGCTGCACGTCCTGACAGTTATCAGTATCTGTTGGCACACCAAGATACACTCCAACCTATCTTTGAGAAGCTTGGGAAGGGGCACTGGCAGAATGTGAAAGATATTGCAGAAATGGGAGAGATTGCATCCAGGGTGAAGGCTCCGACACAAGTTGAGTTGGCGAAGATGGCGGATCCTGTGGAACAGGCTACTGGGACAAGCGCCAAAGGTCTGTTAAGTCGCTTTATGAACATGAACAGAGCATTGGGGCTGAAGCCTGAGTATGTAGTAGCTGATGTGGGTGGGAGGTACTTCTTCAAGACTCGAAATGAGGAACTGGGGAGGTTGCGGGAAGCGGCTATGTTCGATCCTGAGGTAGGGCAAGTTCTGGCAAAAATCGCAAAGCAGGGAGGGGAGCCTACAAAAGCACAACTGATTGACCTGCAACGAGTGTGCTTTAATGCTGGGGTGGTAGGTACAGTGGAGGCGGTGCAGAGGAAAGGGGAGCGTGAGAGGGAGAGGGCAGTAATAGGATTGCCCACTTCCCCTCAATAGGGTATTTTTACAATTTATGGTAGTATCAACCAACAACAGAAGGAGTTTAGGATGAAAGCAGCTAAATCAGCCGGAGAGAAGCAGACAGCAACTGGAGCGAAGAACATGACAAAACGTAACTCAGATACTATGGGACTGCGTACAATTCAATCTGGTGGTCGCCATTCAGAGAAAGTTGGTGGCGGGCATGGGAAGTTCCAAACAGGGGAACTGAATCAAACGAAGTAAGCTCCCACTGCGAAGATGTTTTGTAGTAACTCCGACGAGTTACTCTATTGTAACTCGTCGGAGAAATCCCCAACCTGACCCAAAAGACCTATTATGCGAATCCTCCTGATTGATGCTAGTTCCAGTTTCCTCGACTTTGCCCTGCGATGTGAGGCTGAAGGTCACGAAGTCCGTGTGTTTATGGGACCACTGAAAGATGGAAGCAAGTCGCCAATCGGTGCGGGGCTGTTGAATGTGGTGAAAGACTGGCGACCTAGTATGAAGTGGGCTGAACTTATCCTGACCTCTGACAATGTAAAGTATATCAGAGAACTCGACGTTTGGCGTGAACGGGGGTTTCCCATATTCGGCCCAAACGTCGAAGGAACCAATTGGGAACTTGAACGTGGCACCGGACAAGGGATTTTTGAAGATCACGGCATCCCTATCATCCCTTCCATCATTTTTAAAAACTATGATGAAGCCATAGCACACTTACAGGCTGATCCATCCAAGCGGTATGTTAGCAAGCCAACTGGGGATGCTGACAAAGCTCTCAGCTATGTAAGCAAGGACTCAAGGGATATGATGTTCATGCTGGAGTACTGGAAAGCCACACAGAAGAAAAAAGTACCATTTTTGTTTCAGGAGTTTGTCCCAGGGATTGAAATGGCCGTGGGGGGCTGGATGGGTCGGGACGGATTCCTGGGGTATTTCCTTGAAAACTTCGAGTTTAAGAAGCTGATGCCAGGGGATTATGGCGTAAATACTGGGGAAATGGGCACAGCAATGAAGTATGTTAAAGCTGCTGACAGCCTCCTCGCGCAGCGAGTCCTCCTCCCACTGGAAGCAGCCCTGATTCGGATTGGGTACACTGGGTATGTGGATGTAGCTGTTATTATTGACAAGAGGGGGAATCCATGGCCGCTGGAGTTCACGTCTCGACCAGGATGGCCACTGTTTCAGATCCAGCAATCCCTTCACCAAGACACAGCAATCTGGATGCGGAATGCTTTGGAAGGTGTGGACACTTTCGCTCCTTATGAAGATGTTGCAGTTGGTGTTGTTGTTGCAATACCTGACTTTCCATATGGCCACCTGACACGTAAAGCTGTGAGTGGTTTTCCAGTTTGGGGGGTCACGAAGAAGAACAGGTATAACTTCCACCCAGCGGAAATGATGCTGGGCACAGCTCCTGAATTGGTGGAGGGAAAACTAACCCCCATTCCGATGTTGGTATCCTGCGGTGACTACGTTTTCATTGTATCAGGAAATGGCGCCGGTGTCAATGAGGCGGCTTGTGCAGCGTACGAGAACTTGGACGAGTTCGTTATCCCAAACAGCCCAATTGTGCGCAATGATATTGGGCAGAGACTGGAGCAGCAATTGCCGGAACTTCAAGCAATGGGCTATGCTACAGCTTGGAAGTGGTGAGGAGGGGGTATGGTACAGAAACTCCCCCCGCTGCCGCCGCACCCACAGAGGGCAGCACAAGATCAGAAGTGGTTCACGCAGGTGCAGCAGCTAACAAACACAGCACTGCAGGGTACGAATGGGTACTATACGGTCTCTCCGGTAACTGGTGGGGTGGTAGTTGTCCCAGGGAACGTGTCATCAGCGCTACTCCGCCCCTCCGGTACACTCGCCTCGTTAACTGTACAGTTGCCATCGGGTGTTTCTGATGGTAGTATGCTCCGTGTGGCGTCAAGTGCAGCTGTGACAGCGCTTACAGTAACATCAACAGGGGGCACGAGTGTGATTGGGGCACCAACAGCACTGGTAGCTAATGTGGGTATTGCGTTCCAGTATATGGCAGTAAATGCTGCGAATGGAATTGCTGTTGGGACGTGGCAGAGATTGTATTAATAACTCCGCCGAATTACCCGTCCGTAACTCGGCGCAATAACTAATAACGAATAGGCGGCTGCTATGAGTGCAGATTTCTTCGCAAATGGTCAGTGGAATTTTTTCTGCGACTTATGTGGGCGGAAGGAAAAGAGTTCCAAAGGAGTGAAAACTTGGGATAATTTCTATGTCTGCCGGAAGCACAAAGAGCAGAGAAACCCACAAGACTTCTTGAAAGGTGTGAAGGATGACCAAACTGTTCCATGGAGCCGACCGGAGCCAGCAGATACATTCGTTGCCCCTCCAGTATGCTCCCCCACAGGTTCTTCGGGCTATGCAGGGAATGCGGTGGCTGGATGTGCTCGGGCAGGGTTTATATATCCGCAGCCGACTGTGTACTTCTAGTCTGCCCTTACATATAACTTGTGCAACGCACACAACTCACGCAGCCTGCAGAGGTGATTTATAATGTCTTCCACAGTTTTCACAGATTATATAACTGTTATTCCGGCATCTTGGCTGAATGATGTAAATAATGTTGTGTATAATGCCTTAGGTATGGGAAGTTTTATCCTCATCCCCAATCCACCAAGTAGTATGCAGCCCTACTACACATCAAATGGCGTAACGCAAATCACCACGGTTAATGCAG